TAAAGATATAATGAGTCTTAGCTCTATGGGCGAGTTATACCAGGTAGTTCAACCTTATATTGGAGGAAACATGGCAACCTCAAAATCAGATGCTGCCAGGAAAATAAAGGAAGATGCTGAAAAGGTGTATGAGGATAATCAGTGGGTGATTGTTGTTCCCCATACTAAGGAAGCTGCAATATTGTATGGTAAAAATACAAAATGGTGTACAGCGGCTGAAGATGAACAACATAACATGTTTAACTATTATAACGATAGTGGACCGTTATATATAAACATAAGAAAATCTGATGGTAAAAAATTTCAATTCCATTTTAACAGTTATCCAAAACAATTCATGGATGAATTGGATGAACCTATTTTAAAAAATGATGATGAGCATTCCATAGCTGAAATTATTGGGTTATCACCTGGAGCTGTTGAATTTTATAAAGAAAAATATACTAGGTTCAAAGATATATGCCTTATAATATATGGGTATAATAAAGCACTTGAGGTTGGTATGAATGAATTCAACAGTGGCAATAGAAAAGGTTATGAACTGTTTGATGAATTTAGACCAAATGAAAATAGTCATTGGTGGCTAGTAAAAGTTGACGATAAATATAATTTTGTTAACATGTATTCATATAAGAGTTTATCAAAAGAATGGTTCAGACAAGCTGGAGACTTTAAAAATGGCTATGCAATAGTTGGGCGTTATAAAGAAAATAAAAATTTACCTCTTTGGACTTATATAGACGAAAGTGGTGCTCTTTGTGATAAATGGTTTGACTCTTGTCGTCCTATTAACGAGCATGGGCTTGGAGTAGTTAGTGTTGAAAAAGATTACAATGGGAGAGTTCAGTGGGCTTGTAATATAATAATAGCTGGTAGCTGGGATTTCTTATTTAAAGAGCCACTCTCTTCTATCCAAGGTGGTGAATTACCAGAGGAAGGCTATTTCTTTGCCGAAACAGAGGATAGAGAAGTAGTATTCTTGACACTTTCTGGTAAGAGGATTAGTAAAGAAGAACTGGGTAGAAAGTTCATAGATTTCATTGAACATAATGATATGGCACTTCAGACTATCTACGAATATGAATCTGGAAACCAGACTGGTAAGAAAGAATCAGCAGAACCAGTACTCTATGATTACTTTGTGGAGAGATTCTTAGAAGAAGAACCTTGCTGGCAAATGGAAGATGTAGTAAAACAAGCATACAATGAATGGATGTGGTATGCGAGAGACCAAATAATGCCAGACGAAGAAGATGATTATTAAAAAGGTGCTATAAACCAGCACCTTTTTTTATTGTCTAATATTTATAGAGAAATAACTTAATAAATTATTAGTAGATATGAAGAGTAATATGTTAGATTACATGTACGAGGGTTATGGCTATGATACAGACAACCAGCTTCTTTACGTAGACGTTGAAAACTACAATGAGACATTGAGCGAGAATGGCAAGATGACCACTCGTGGAATGGAGACATTGGCATACAACAATGGTCCTATATCACATGATGCACCAATACCAACTGAAGATGATAATGAGTTTAAGGAGATTCCATCATTTATTTCAGAGAGTGGTGTAAAATATACCGACCTTAGGAATGGTATATGTGGATGTGGCAGACAGACTGGTGCTGGTGAGGCTGTAGATAATGGTGATTAATCATTTAAAGCTTATTGTTCCGAATGGGAAAGACTATTAGATTTAATGAAAATAGTTTAATAACGATTAAAGAGAAATTAAACGAAATTATGGTTGGCACTGACAGTGTCAGCCATAATGACGTTTGTGAAAATGTTGGTGAAGAATTTGCCCCTGTAACTAAAATTGGTGACGAAGGTAGTAATCCACCTCTTGGAGGAAATCACTATGGGATAGAACAGGAAAGTATTGACTTTGACAATAATGGCATGTCTATTAACGATGAAAAAATACTTGGAAAATACAACCTCAAAGATTTAATATTGTCAAAAACAGGTAATTACGTAACGCTTAATAAGATAGTTGCGAAGGAACTTGGTAAAGGGTATGGTAGTAGATTCATGGAAGAGCTTGCTAGAGTAGCAGATAAAAATGGTTGGGTTCTAGTACTTACACCAGATACAACATTTGGAGGCTCTTCTGTTTCCAGGTTAAAAAATTTTTACAAGAGGTTTGGTTTTGTCCCAAATAAGGGTAGAAACACTGATTTTAATACTAGAGAATCTATGATAAGGAAACCAATCAGAGAAAACATAGAGAAAGAGGTAGAGTCATCAGAGGTTGACTTGTCTTCGTTCAAAAAACGTGACACACTCCCTCCAAGAATATGGGATGATGGTGAAACTCTTAATTCAAGGGTTAGATTAAAGCTTCTTGATATTGCTGATGATTTCTGGGAGTTTGTTAACCTGTCATGGGTTGACACAAAGGGAATTATTATTACAGGTTCTATATGTAATTTCAATTGGTCTGAATATTCAGACATAGACCTACACCTTATTGTTGATTTCAGAGATGTTGATGATAAGACAGAGTTCGTTCGTACATATTTAGACTCTAAGAAGAACGAGTGGAACAATGAGCATGAGGGGTTGAAGATAATGGGTTATCCTGTTGAATTGTATGTACAGGATATAGATGAAATGCCTGAAGCTGGAGGTATTTATGACCTTGAGGAGAACGCCTGGGTAAGGAAGCCAAACCCACATAGTATAAAGAATATTGGACTTAATAAGTTCAATATTAAGGATAAGGCAGCAGAAATAATGACTATCATTGATGAAATGTATAAGGCAATTTCAAACACTGATGATAGTTATGAGATAGATAAAGTAGGTGAGGATGCCAGCTACCTTTGGAAGAAAGTGAAGGAGCTAAGGAAAAATAGCCTAGGGAAAAATGGTGAGAACGGTGCTGGCAATATCGTTTATAAAGTATTGAGAAGGACTGGATACCTTGACAAGCTATTTAAGCTTATGTCTATGGTATACGACAAGTCCAACTCAATTACTGAAGGTGTACAGTATGATAACCTTCGTAATAACCAGGTATTTAGATATCGCATTATAGCAGATATGGCTAATGATGGGTATGTGTTTCACGGTACTGGTGAAGACGGTAATGGGGTTGATTGGGATACTGTTGACCCTTCTAAGATAAAGGGTGGAAGCAGAGGAACATATGGATATGGTATATATTTTTCAGACCATGCATATAAGTGTGAAAAATATGCTGGATATAGTGGTGGACATTTCATAATAGCAAACATAAAAGATTTTAACCTCATTAATTTAAGAGACAAAATTGATAAAGAACATAATATTTTTGTTGATAAACAAGTAGAATATCATAAATTATATGATGCATTGAATAATGCTAGAAATGGCATGGAATATGAAATTATATCGTCTAAGATAGATGAATATAAAGAAACTGTTGACAAAGAACTTCTGTATGAAATTACAAGAATTATCGATAAATCTGATGATAATATAACATATGGCTATTTGAATGAGAATATACCATTGCTCTGGTATATGGAAGGGGATAGTAGGAAGAGGGTTTCAAACCTGTATCTTTCATTAGGTGTTGATGGTTTTGCTGTAGACACAGAATTTGTGATATTCAATTTTGATAAACTTAATAAAAGTATTGTTAGGAATAAAGAGGAATTGATTTTGCAATATGCACAGAAAGCTGGCTTATCAGAATCAACAAAGAAGTATTTGAAAGTTCTAAAAGAAGAAGTTGCAATGGATGGGTCTTCTGAAGGAAACCCATATGAGAAGAGGTGGAAGGCAGAGCGTGAGGCATTAAAGAACTTTGTTGCCAACTATGGAAAGTTAATGCAGTCCAAGGAAGATGATAAGGGTGGAAAACTATATAAGGTATACTTTGATGAAACAATGTCAAATCTCATAGGATACAACTATTGTATATGTGTTCAGTGGGATGAAATGACGATGAAACCAAAAAGTACGGTTTACATCAGGGCACTTGATAAGTTCACTCCTTTCATAAGGAGAAACCTACAGTTCGATACCAGAGGCTATGATAATGTGAGAGGAACTTATGACGATATAGGATATTAGATATGAAATACATAGATAAAATAATCAAGGAATCAATCACTAGGATAATAAAGGAATCCATTGAAGGTGAATTTATTCCAACCCCTCAGTGGATAAAACAAAAATACAATGAGTTCAATGCATTGTATTTTGATGGGGTATTGCCAAAATGTGGCTTAAAATTAATGTCTGCTGATACAAATCAACTTGGTACGTTTCATTTCTCAAAGAAGTCAAATTTTAAACATTTCCTTTGGGCTGGTAAACCAGATAAAGACGGTGATATAGCTTTATTTTATGACAAAAAAAATGATTGTTATGTGGGAGTTAATAGAAATAATATATATCAAACTCTAGGACCTGTCATAGCAATCAATATTAAATACTCTCGCCCGTTGGATGATATTGAAAACACTCTTATTCATGAGATGTGTCACTATTGGCAATTTGTTGTAAATGGTATTTGGAAAAGGTCTGATGAAGGACACGGAGAAGATTTTCTAGAGATAGCTGAGCAGGTATACGCCAAATCTAACGGAAAGGTTAAGATAACTCCTAGGAGTGATGAACTACCAGAAAATGCGGTATCGGATGATTGGATTAATAAAAGAGGGCAATACGCCATTTTCGGCGATTTTGGTGATGTTAGGGGAATATTACTTAGCAAGAGTGAAGGTATAAAAAATAATATCAATACTATGGCAAGTACAACACGTGCTAAAAAACTATGGATAAGTTATGACCCAAAACTATTGAGTAAACTTATTATGCATCATTACACTAATAGGAATAAATTATCATTTTCAACGTTATTCCCTGGTTTTAATTTTGATGATTATCAGTTTACAGAAATCTATGATGCTGAAGCCAATAAATCAGACGAAAAACTTTGGTATTTTAATCCAAAGGCGGCAGTGTATATTACAACAAAAGCAAATGGTGATAAAAAGTTGCTTGTAACTACGGCGCAAAAGGCTGTTGAAAGAGGTATTGAGATTTTAGGGTGGACTGTTTTGGAAAAATATACAGACCCTAAAATTATAGACCGACTATATAGAGAAGGATATGTACCAGGTAACAGATTTGAAAATTCTATATATTGCTACACTGATGAGGTATTTAACATAATAAACAATAAGTAAAGCATTTTTTAATACTATCGAATATTTATTTAAAAATAAAGTCGAAAAATTAATATATTAATTATGAATAAAGTAAATACAAATGACCAGCTTAACAGAATGAAGTCACTTATGAACTATGGACTTCAGACTGAGAGCAAACAAGCACCATACAGTGCAGTTGAGTACCAGAAGGTTGGTGCTGATGGAAAGGTTTATGGTATTGTACGTGAGGGAACTAAATATTACATTAAGTCAGCCCCTAACAAGCAGAACCTAATCAAGGAAGACTTTGGCTACATCGGTGGCTTCAGAAATAGGAAAGACAACGAGTACGGAAGCTATGCCCTTGCACAGAAGAACTTTGACCTTAAGATGATGTCTCTTAAGGAAGCAGCTAATAATCCTACTTTCAACGTAGAGTCTTGGGACTTGAACAAGAAGGAGCTTATTGTTACTGAGGCTTCTGACAAGATGAAGGGTGAAATTCTCCGTGAGCGTCAGATTATGAAGAACGCTATGGCTATTATGGAGAATGACAAATCAATGTGCTGTGGTAATGTTAAATGCAACATGCCAGACAACATCAAGAAGGAAGAACCAAAGGTTGGTCCTTCTACAGGAAAGGGTGTTAGTGATGGACTTGAAGATTGCGTTGACAAGGAATTCAAGAATCAAGGGAAGGATAATATCAAGGAAGGAGAAGTTCTTGGCTGGAATCGTGGAAATGATGACTACATGGACAAATCTCATGGAACTGAGATTGGTGACAGTGCTCCATTCGACGGCCCAGAGGCTCGTAACATCGATGACCAGGATAAGAAGGTTACAAACACTGGTGAAATGAAGAACGGTGTTGTTGAGAATCATGGTACTTCAATGCACGATACTGACAATCAGAACAGTCCATCAGTAGGTGTTGGTGAAGGTCCTTCAGATGATAACAACAAGCCATTTGACGATGAAAAGGGCAAGCAGATTGATGAAGCACTCGGAATTGGAGAGGAACTTGACGATGTTGAAGATGGTGAAGACCAACTTGCAGACGATGGCATGGAAGGTGAAGAGCCTATGGATGACATGGGTGGCGAAGCTGAAGGTGAGCCTGTTGATACTGATGCACTAGGTGATGATGAAACAGGAGATGAATTTGCTGATGAAGACTTCGGTGATGAGGATGAATTTGCTGATGAAGACCCAGTTGAAGACGATATGGAATCACGTCTTTCAGCAATGGAAGACCTTCTTTCACAGATTGCATCTAAGCTTGGTATAGAGACACCTGGAGTTGATGCTGGTGAATACGAAGATGATGACCTTTTCGGTGATGAGGAAGGTGAAGACTTCGGTGGTGATGAATTTGCAGACGATGAGGCTGAATTTGGTGGTGATGACCTCGGAGGTGAGGGAGAAGTAGCACCAGAGGATGATTTCTCAGGAGAAGATGAAATTGAAGACGGGCTTAACAGAGAGTGCGGAATGACAGAAATGCCAATGGAGTCAAGAAAGCATAATGGAGTTCAGATTTTTGAGACAAAAGCATTCAGACAGGCTATGAGAAAGCAGAGAATAAATGAAGAGGGTATGACCCCATTCAAGGATGCTGGACGTGTTCCATCTGGAAATATGAACAAACTTGATGACTTCGGAAAGCACCCAGCATATCAGAAGGTTGTTATGGATTTACCTCCAAAGGATATGAAGGAATTCCCAGGTAATTATGATATGAATGATGATTCTGTTAAAAACGACACACCTTACGGTGAGAAGATTGGTGATGGCGCTCCATTCGAAATTGACCCAGAGGCAATCGACAATGCAATCGCTGAAGCTTTCAATCGTTTAAAAAAAAAATCTAACAGAAGATAAAGATAATCCAAAATACTTGGATGTATCAAAAGAACTTGGTAATATAAACAGCGAACCACTTGGAGGTGATATGGATGGCATGGATGATATGAATGCTCCAATACCTCCAATGGACGCTGAACAACCACCAATGGATGACGCTATGGCAGGTGGTGACCCAAATGCAATGGGAGACCCAGGAATGGGAGAAGACCCAATGCCAGGAGACCCAAATGCACTTAGTGCTGGGCAGAGTGATGACATTTCTGCAAAATATCAACAATTATCACCAGACCAACAAAAAGCTGCTGACAAATACATTGACAGCATGATTAATGACCAGGGTGGTGACGATGCTCAGATGCCGCCAGCACCAGGGGCAATGCCAGAATCAAAATTCAATTTCAAACATATAATTGATGAGATTTTTGGAGAAGTTGACGGAAACGTAAGACCATTGGATAGAGGAATGGAAAGACCTGAGACAAAAATTGCTCAGGAAGCATTAACAGATGATGTTAATCCATTTTTACCAAAATAAATAAAGGGGATACCACACGGTATCCCTTTTTTACGTACTTATGATATTTATAATAAAATTCTTATTATGAAAATATATGTTAAGAAAGATAAGGCATTGAAACTACTAGGAGAGGGTAAGGTCTATTCAAAGAAAGACTTGGTACTAAGAGAGTTTGGAGGTGATAATAATGGTGGGACTGATACAATAACCCTAACAAATGATGGTGAAGGAACTGACAAAAAAACACCTTCTAATGAACTTGTAAATGATGTAAAGCAAGAACTTCCAAAAGTAAGTGCTGGTGGTAAGCAAGTTCAGTTCAACGTGTCTCCAGATGATGTTGCTGGTGTAACGCCTAATACACAATTAACGCAAAACAGCACACAAGCACCGCCTAGTGTTAATGTATCGATGAATGACCCAAGACTTCCACAGATGATGCAGCAGAATGCAAAAAATGGTTACTCAACAAATATAGTAAAACCAATTAATTCATCTGTTACACCAAAGAAAGTTATGGATGAAATGAGGGAGAATTCAATCCCATTTACAAAGGCAGAATTAACAAAGTTTTTGAAAAGTCTTTAATGAAAAAAGTATACATAAACGAAAATCAAATAAACAAAGAATTATTGCTTCCTAAATTTCTGTATGACGCAGTAAAGAAGCATGATACTTCACTTGGGGACAACCCAGCGTTTCCAGGTGAGGATGATTTTCCTTTTGATTATGTTGTACTTAAAGAAAGATTCAAGGATGTATGTAATCAGATGAAAGATGTTGGTATTCCACTTGATAATACTGATATACTTAAATCTGAATTGAGTGACCTTGTAAGGACTTGCAAAGAAATGGAAAAACCTGTAAGGGATGCCTTGGAGAAACTTTGTGAAAATGCAATAAACAGGTTATTCGCAATACCAGATGGTGCTGTAAACATCAAATGCAAACTTGTTGACAAAGTTACTTATAAGATTTCTTTAAGTGTAACACCTGAAGCTTCAAGCGAAAAGAAATATAAATTTAAAGATATTGCTGATTTCGAACTATCAAAGGCTGCTGTGGCTAAGAGAAGGTTTATTAATGCTCTCATAATGGGTGCATCAAAGTATTATTCTTCAATGATAACGCTGTACCAGGATGAGTTGAATAAAATTAACCCTAATCTTATAGAAATTTATGATAGAATAATGACATTGAACGAATATCTTCTTTTCACAACAAAGGAAGAAATGACAGATGAAAAGCCAAAACAGGGGTCTTATGTTGAAGTAAAGGTAGGAAGCAATGGAAAAAAGAATACAATTGAATCACAGGGTGTAATATTTCCACTTCTTTTCCACGATACCATTAAGGGCTTCTTTGAATTATTTTCTGTTCATGGTTTGCCAGATGATATTGAGAAAACAAAATACATTATAGGTAAAGCTGATTTTCTATTAGCAGAACCTTGGGATATGAGATTAGGTGTCAAGCTTTGGCAAATGATTTTCGACAGGCTTGAACTTGCTGATAATACAAACATCATACCATATATTTTTACTTATCTAGTAATGCTCCCATATAATGAGTTTAATTCTACCATGAAAGAAATTCTTGCTGGAACTGAAACTGGTGATGAAATAATGGCAAATCTCATAGATAAGGCAACAGCAAACGATGGATATCAGAAATTCAAGAACAGAATCAATGCAAGAAATATTGATAGGTCTGTAATAGCTGATAGTTACTTTACTGCTTCAGAACTTGATGGGTTTGATATTGAAGGCGATAATGACTCTGAAATAATAGAAGGGCAATTATAATGATTGCTCTTTTTTTTATATTTATAGGTAGATTTTGCAATTAATGTTATATTTATTAAAATTTAAAGAGTTACAATTATGATATACGACAGACAGGAAATGGCCAAAGAATATGCTCGTTGTTATTCAGATAAATCTAGAATAACATTTATTGAGTCATATTTTAGTACATTTAATGCCACAAAAGGTAAAAAAACACAATTTCATTGTTTTCCAAGACAAAGGGCATTTTTAAAAGCTCTTTCAGAAAACAGGAATGTTGTGGCTGTTAAACCAAGACAGTGTGGTATTACAACGTTATCTAGTGCTTGGGCTGCTGCTCAGTGCGCATTTGCCCCAAAAGATGCCCCTGAAACAATACTTTGTATTGCGAATAAACTTGAGCAAGCACAGGAAATTATAATCAAGGTTCGTGACTTTCTAGAACAAGTACCAAGATGGTATTGGGGAAATGACTATTTTTCTCCAGACCCAAATTCTGAAAAAAATACATTATCAATTTTCTTAAAAGACGCTAAAGGTGAACTAAAGTTGTTTAATGGATGCAGAGTTATAGCTCGTGCATCAGGTCCTAACGCATCTCGTGGTATATCAGCCGTATCAGTTCTTATTCTTGACGAGGCTGCGTTTATTGAAGAAGGTGTGGCAGCATTTACTACTGCTGCTGCTACAATGGCTTCTAACCCTAATTCTAAGACTGTTATGGTGTCAACACCTAATGGTAAGGATGAATTGTACTACAACACTTATAGGCAGGCTCTAAGTCATGAGAATAATTTCGTGGCTGTACAGTTCCGTTGGTATCAAGACCCACGTTTTAACAAATACCTTGTATGGAAAAAGAAAAACGAGGAAACTGGTGAATGGATGATTGATGAAGACCCTATTATTGATGGTGAGGGTAATGTTAAATATGATGAACCTCGTTGGGCAAAACTAGAACAAGGTGGATGGAAACCAGATGCTCCTTGGTACGACGAAATGTGCAAACAGTTTAATAACGACTCAATGAAGATTGCGCAGGAGCTTGATGTGTCTTTCATGGGTTCTAACGATAACGTTATTGCACCAGAGTTTATTGAAATGCAGGATAAAATGAATGTTAGAGAGCCACTTGAAGACTTCAAAGACCCACTGGTTGAAGAAACTTGGTTCTGGAAGCTTCCAATTGATGGACACAGATATATACTAGCATGTGACCCTAGTCGTGGAACAGCAGCCGATAGAACAGCTATAGAAATAATAGATATGGATGGTAGGGATGAGGATGGTATGCCTATCATTGAACAGGTGGCAGAATACGTAGGAAAAAAACTTGGTGATGACATAGGAGCTATTGCTTACCAATATGCTACAATGTATAATGATGCCTTTGTTGTTGTTGATGCTACTGGTGGTCAGGGTGATGCTGCAATTATCACAATGCTTCAGATGGGCTACAAGAATATGTATTATGAGGATATGAATCAGAAGACATATATGCTTCAGAGAGCAACTAAAGTATATGATAGTTACACTGATAAGCTTCCTGGTTTCCACTTCCAGGGAAATAGATATCCAGTATTGGCAAATTTTGCTGGTCTTGTAAGAAATAATGAATTCAAGATTAGGTCTGCAAGGGTTATCAATGAGCTTGATACCTGGATTTTCAAGGGCGATAATGCAAGGATGGACCACATGGATGGTGCTCACGATGATACAATAACATCACTTGCTATGGGACTATTCGTTATGCAATATTCATTCAACAGGCTTCAAAGCACAATTAAGAAGGATAAGGCAATATTGAACGCATATATGATGACAAATTCTTTCAAAGTTAAAAAACCACAGATGGGTAGTGGAAGAGATATGTCACCTGGAAATGGCTTACCATTCTACAATTCACAAAAGTTGAAACCATATAACAGCACTAATTTTGGGTCATGTATGTGGTTATTTGGTGGTGTGAAGTAATATTTATTTAATATTTATAGTTATATAAATTATTTTATATTTTAATAATAAATCAATATAATAATGGCTAAGAAAAATACAGTTTTTCAAGCTCTAGACAAAGCAATCTCTGGAAACTGGAAGACAGCTACTGAGCCTTCAATACCACATGTCAATTCTTATGACATGACGAAGCCAGACAATACTGTTATTTACAGAACTTCTGATAAGGAGGATTATTTGCAGAAGAAACTGGAGCTTCAACAGGATAAATACCTGAGAGATAGATGGGTAAGGGCAAACGTAAACCTTTCTGTATCCGCATATGCTGGTTTGAATAACATCAAGCTTATGTATCGTGATGCAGACCTTATGGATTCATTCCCTGAGATTGGTGCGGCACTTGACATTGTTTCTGAGGAGAGCACAATTGTGAATGACAAAGGTATGGTGGTTAATGTTTATTCCAAGTCAGACAGAATCAAGAGCATTCTTGAGGACTTGTTTGTTAATAGGCTTAACATACAGCTTACTGGTCAGATGATTATTCGTGCAATGTGTAAGTATGGTAACCAATTCATGCTTCTTGATATCGACCATAAGAATGGTATTAAAGGATGGAAACAGCTCCCAGTATTCAATGTTGAGAGAATTGAAAATGGAATCCAGAACCCTTATGGAGGAGGACTATCATTGTCAGTAAACAGTAATAACGTTGATGATAAAGACTTATCAACACAATTCGTTTGGATTGAAGATAATCAGGCACAGATACCTTTCCGTGATTGGCAGATAGCACACTTCAGACTTCTTACAAACTCATTGTATTTGCCTTATGGAGTAAGTTATCTTAATGCTGCTAGAAGACACTGGAGAATGTTGTCACTTATGGAGGATATGATGCTTATATATCGTCTTGAACGTTCAATTGAAAGACGTGTGTATAAGATTTTCGTTGGAGCAATTGATGATGCCGATGTTCCTGCATATATCGAACAGATTGCAAACGAATTTAAGAGAACACCTATTATTGACCCAGTTACAGGACAGGTTGACTTGAGAAAGAATATACTGTCTGTTGACCAGGATATATTCATTCCAGTTCGTGATGAGAATGCGCCAACTCCTATCGATACACTGTCTGCTGCACAGAACATGACAGCACTTGATGACATCAAGTTTGTACAGGGTAAGGTGCTTACTGCCCTTAGGATACCTAGGACATTCCTTAATTTTGATGAGGCTGCTGGTGACGGTAAGAACCTTGCACTTATGGATATAAGGTTTACTAGGACTGTAAACAGAATTCAGCAGGCATTCTTGATGGAGCTTACAAAGGTTGCAACAATTCATCTTTATTTGTTAGGATTTGATGATGAACTGACAAACTTTACGTTGTCAATGAATAATCCATCAACACAGGCAGAACAGCTTGAGATTGAGAATATGCAGAAGAAGATTGACGCTGTTAGGGACGCTGTTTCAGACCCAGGTAATGGTCTTCCAGTTATGTCCCAGACACGTGCGTTGAAGCAGATTATGAAGTGGTCTGATAAAGAGATTAAGGAGAATCTTGAAGAGATACGCCTTGAGAAGGGTATTGCTGCTGAACTTGAGAAAACAGCACAGATTATTAAGAAGACTGGTATCTTTGACACTGTTGATAGAATATACGGAGAGCCTGGAGCTGAGTATATGGATGACCAGCAAGGAGGTATGCCAGGTCAGGGAGGTCCAGGAGGCGCAATGGGAGGCGGTGGAGCACCACCACCAGCACCTGATTTCGGAAGCGAAATGGACGGTCTTGGAGCACCTGGAGCAGATGATTCAGGAGACATGTCAGGTATGGAAGGTTCAATGCCTACGGCAGATATGGGGACTGAGGGAGCACCGCCTGAGGCTGGAGGGCAAAATGAAAGTGTCAGAAAGAAAAACAACCTTCTTTTTGAGCAGGCGAAGAAGGCAGACACGCTGTTCGAACAGTATCTTTCTTCGCTCACTGGAGTCACACAGTCACCTAAGGAAACAAAGTATGAAAGGGCTAAAGTCTATGATAGCGATTCGTTGCTTATAAACGAGGAGTTTGATAAGATGATTGACGCACTTGGAAAGTTTGTTGACAATGGAGAAATTAATGAATAATGTAAAGGCGTGACAAGTGTCACGCTTTTTATGCTTCAATGATATTTATAAGAAAATATGTATTAATATGAACACTAAGAAATATAAGGAAGAGTTTTCAAACTACATCAGCATAATGAAAGAGGCTCTTGACAGGGAGAACTTCGATGCATACAGTACAGCAAAGGAAATGCTTGATGAATCAATTGAAGAGTGTAGACATGAAAAGGAATTGGAGTCGCAACTTGACACCAATAACTTCGGTGTACTTAACCACATATTTGAGGAGAGACTTCCAGAACTATTCAAGAAAAACAAGAAAGCTGTACGTGATGTTATAAAGCTCATTAAAGAGGATAAAAACCTTTCAGCACAGTTCGACTTCTACGAGAATATTAGGAATTATAAGGGAAAGATTACAGAAATGGTTGACCCAATACAGTTCCTGTCACAATTTAATGCTGTTGTAGAGAAGCATGGACTTATTAACAAAGATACTGTTATAGAGTCAAACAAGAAGCTTAGGAAAGTACTGAAGGAGAATAACGTTGTTCCTACTGAATTCATCAGTGAGGAGGCAATGAATCTGTATAATGCTGGCCATAATATCTTGGCTAAGAAACAAACTCTCAAGAACATGGCAATACTTACTGAGAGTGTTGATTTGGTTAAGAATTATATGAATAAACATAAGGATGACAAAGTTAATGAGAGTGTTGACCCTCAGAAGTTGATAAACGAATTTGAGGAAAAATTAAAGGATACATTAACAGAATCTGAAATATCATTTGTGCAGCAGATTACAGACTGGAGAAGTCCTATTGCAGAACAGAGAAAGGAGAAACTATTCAACAAGTTCAAGAACGAGTGTATTGATAAACTCAATGAAATGCTGAAAGAGGATGCTGGAAATGTTGAACTTGAGGGGCTTAAAAAACAGCTTGAAGAGCAGAAGTTTAACAAGGATTCAATTGTTACTGATATAGCAAAATTACTTGAAATAAGGGATATACTCCTTGATAAATAATCAATAATGCAGTCACCAGTGGCTGCATTTTTTATACCAAATAATTTGTTTTTTTAACAGAAAATATATATCTTTGCACATATTTATTTTTATACAATACATTAAATCTTATGAGAAAAAGTTTTATTTATTTGATTATGAGTACCTTGTTATTTACAGGGTGTATGAACCACAGCCTTGATGATTTTCAAGTGCCAAACAATGATGTTTCGAAAGATGAAATAGTAAAAAATGTACAGGATAGGTTTGGTATCACATTTGACCCAAACCATGATTGGTGTACGACATCTTCAAATGAAATTACCATAAAGGATATTCCTAGTGGTACTGAAAAGGTTCAGTTGCTTACTTATATCGCTGAGACTGACACAACAACTTCAGTACTTGTATTGAATGAAGCAGAAGTAAATGGTAAAACTGTAATATCTTTATCATATGATGCTCCAGTTGATAATCTTGGTATTTACGTGTCATTCATATCAAATGGCTCGTGCAATATAAAGCAATTGACAGGTACAAATACAAGGGGTGTGAGAAGAGCATCAGTTGCTGATTATGTAATACCAACTGAAACTCCAGTTATCGCATCTACGGTAGAGTCATATGCAAGTCAAAGGGGTTGGATTCCTGGTCAGGTATTGTATGGGTATGATATTCATGGAATGGAAGCAGTAGACTATTCTGATGAGTATAAGGCAATATTCAGAACTATTATATTCTCCTATTTTAAGAACGGTAGACAATATAATAACCTTCCTCTAATTAAAGAGAGTGGGTTGTACAACAAAGGAGTATATAACATTACTACTGGAGGTGACCCTATAATTCTTTCTCCAGTATACAAGAGTGATAAAGCAAAACAGTATGGTAATGAGATTTGGAATTCAGACTTATACTACTACTATTTCAAGGAATCTGATTTAGTTGGCAAGAATGAAGTTGAATTTCTAAACAACCTACCAAAATATAAGGCAATTGAATTTAAGAATCACTTTGGAGAGACGGAGGACGATGTCATAAGAAAGCATACAGCATATGCACTTGTATATTGGGGTGACGGGACACCAGAGGTAGGTACAACTGGTTCTTATACATTCCCAGAGGGCTATAAGATTGGCTTTATGGTACGTGCGAAGACTGAGTTTAAAGAGAACGGTAAGCCTAGAAAGCAAGGAGAATTATATGGTGATGGACGTTTAAACAATGAAATTAATAACTATAGCGAGTGTAATTTCAAAGGTTCAAAACTTGGTACTGACGGTCCTCGAATGGGGTGGGTAACAGTTAACGGAAAGATGCTTCTTTGCTGTGAGTCAGGAACAGATTGTGACTTCAATGACATCATAATTGAGGTTGAAGGTGGAGTTGAGCCTATTGTATATGCACCAGAGTTTGATAACAACTACTACACATTCTGCTTTGAGGATAGACAGCTTGGGGATTATGATATGAATGATATCGTAATAAAGGCAACAAGAATTAACAACACAACAGTTGAATATAGTATTGTTGCTTGTGGCGCAAATGATTTGTTAAAGGTTATGAACATTAACGGTAACATCATAAATTCTTCAAAAGAAATTCACGAAATGTTTGGAGTATCAAATAAGACATTTATTAATACAAGAAAAGGTGATGAATTATTTGAACCAATAACAGAAATGGTTACTGTTAATGAGAACTTCAGTTTCTTGGATGAGGATACACAGCCATACATCTACAACGTTTCAGAAGGAAGGGTAATCAAATTGTCAAAGAAGGGAGAAGACCCACACGGAATAATGATTCCATATGATTTCAAATATCCAATCGAACAGACTTGTATCAAAGACGCATACCCTGAGTTTAATTCATGGGGGCAGAATAGAATTACAAGCACATATTGGTATAAAAAACCTAACGAGAATAGAGTATTCCAGTAATATTAAATGCAGTCAGAATTGACTGCATTTTTTTTTATTTATTCACACTTGTTTTCTCGAATTTTTTTGTTATATTTTATTTGTAATACATAGCAAAATGAAGAGATTAAACAAGGAATATAAATTAGATGTTTGTAATCATGTTTCACTAAAGTATGGAAGTGTAAACAAGGATAATCCACAGGTAGTGTACGTATCAGGAAAATGCTGGATATCGCCAACAGAAGAAGTTGATTATGAATCTGCAATTAAGGAAGTTGAAAATGATATGAGAAAAAACATAAGGAATATTATTGTAGATGGGATAAATTTCGATAAGAGGTTTATTTTAGATTTTGACATTAGTACTGATGGGTTATTCCCCAAAAGAAAGAAATTTTTGTGTTTTGATTTCTATCTTAGACAAGCTGAAAAAAACAAGAAAAAGCTGTCAGACCTGAAAGAGATATTGAGTAAAAAAGTTAGTACAATATCAAATAATATGGTATATATGTTCAAAGAAAATTGTTTTCTTGTTGAAAAGAAGAAATGAATGTTATATTTATAATAAAAAAAGATAGACTATGAAAATTATAAATATATCAGAAGACAAACATAAAGCAGTTATTAGAAAACTGTTTAAAGAAAAAATTCTTAATGGGCAAGACCCAGATAATCAGCATCCATTTGGTAGATTAGGCACAGACCAGGAAAACACTGAAGATGGTCATGGAGAATCAATAGTTGGAAAGAATGTTGACCAAACAAATTATGGACCTGACCAAGGACTTCATGATATAGTAAATGCATAAAAAAGCAGGACTTGAATCCTGCTTTTATTGTTTTATGAGTTAAGTATATTTTTAATTTTATTTATTTTTTCATTAACTATATTTTTATCTGAGTTGACTGTGTTGGTCTCAACATATTGTTGAAGTTCTTCTGCTTGTCCCACCCAAGCTCCAGGAGTTGATGGGTCACTAACAACATCCCAACAAATCAATTCAAAATCATTACCTACAATGTATTGCCCAAGTTTCTGCTCTACAGAGCCAACGCCTCTTGATGACACACCAATTTTGATACCGTTAAGAAGTAGATTAGCCATTTGGTCTCCACGAGTTGAAACAATACCATATTTTCTAAATCCATATGATGTGTTAATCATACATTTTCCAACAAGAGTTCTACCTTCCCAGTGAAGTTCTGTAATATTAATTGCAATTCTATCAAGGTCAATTGTTGATTCTGCTGGGTGGTTTAATTCTCCTATTGCATTACTATCGTTAATTTTTTTCTGGTATAATTCAACTTGTTTTTTCAAAACTTCTTCTGGATAAATTCTACCGTTTGCATTCTTAATACCAAATTTCTGGAAAACTGCATCAACAATGAATGGATGCGGAACGTGCCACTCTCCATCAAGTCCCTCAGTTATTTTCTGTGGGTTTTTGATATACATGTACCCGTCTCTCTCAATGAGTATACCATGTCCAGTCTTACCTTCCTTTATTATTTCAAGTTCTTTTTTCATTACTAGTAATATTTTTTATTATAAATATTTAGCTTCATTCAAATATTTATATTATGCACAACATATAAAAATATTTGGTTAAACTATTATTTTTCAATAGTTTCAAAAATTTTTTTATACTTGTGGTATATTTATAATTAAAATAATGCATTAAATTTTATTTCTAGATGAAGAATATTAGGAGCAAAGTTGTAAGAGAATCTTTACTTGACTACAACACACTCGCAAAATCTTTGCAGGAAAACACTGAAGGTGCAGTCAAGAATCTTTTAAGTGAGACTGTACGTGACACATATGCCAAGTTGCTTTCTGAGGATTCCAATGATAAGGAGTACGATGAAGATGACGTGGAAATGGATGGAGAGGTGGAAGATACTGCTGACGATGCTGATGTTAATCCTGCTGATGGAGGCGATACGTCTACGGATGGCGTAGATGACGCTGAGGCTGGTATGGAAGCTGGTTCTGAAGATGATGCAACGGATACAGAAGGTGATGACGAGTTACCTGCTGAAGAAGGCGCTGATGATGCAGAAGGAGCTGAAGGCGATGAATGGGCAGAATTTGACAAGTATAAGGTGTCTGATGATGAGTATGACTTCTCAAATGCGGAAGACGAGGAAATCGTAAAGGTTTACAAACTAATGAAGAATGATGACCAGATTCTCGTTCACAAGGACGATGATAAGGTTAAGATTCAGGACAATGAAACTGGAGCTGAGTACATAGTTGACCTTGGTGGTGACAATGAGGCTGCTGGTGTTGATGCTGTTGAACCTGGTGCTGAGGATGCTGATGCAATGGGTGACGAAATGGCTGATGACGATGCAGAATCATTTGGCGACGAAGGTAACGACATGGGTGATGATTTCAGTGATGAAGATGACTTTAATAACGTAGATGATATGAAAGAATCAACAGAAAGAATGTTTGAGCTTGTATTGGAATATGACTCAAACGTAGGATACACTGACAATTATCAGAACAAGGACGTTATGACTACACCAGGTATGTCAGAGCCAGGAAAGAATGTAAACGACTGGGACGCAGGCGTACCAAAGGGTAAGTCAAAGCCTTGGTCTGGAAAGAAAGGCGACAAGAAAGAGAATCAGCCTTTCGACGCAGAAAAGGGTAAGACAGTTGAGGAAGGTACAGTTAATGAGTTGAAGACAAATGCTGAGCATTCAGCAAATATTGGAAGCACATCAAGAACTGACGGTCCTAACAACCCAAGAGCACGTAAGGGACGTAGTTTCCACACAGCACAGAACGGTCAGGAGACTGGTACTGGTGACAACGCTTATAAGGGCGGTGGTAATAATGTAGAAGTCGATGTGAAGGTTGAGAATACTTTGAAGAAGATTAACAAGACTCTTCAGGAGAACAAGGAACTCAAGGAGACTTTGACAACTGTAATGGCATCACTTAAGGAAGCTGCTGTGACAAACCACAACCTTGCACAGATAATAAAGCTTATCTCTGAGAACTCAACCACTCAGGAAGAGAAGAAAGAGATAATCAGTAGGTTTGCAAACGAGGCTAAGACAATCGATGCTTCAAAGGCACTTTATGAGTCATTGAGCCGTGACCTACAGAAAACTAAGAAAATGAACATTACTGAGGGTAATCTTTCAGTAGAGAGTTCAAAGAAAATCAACGAGACACCTATCTATAAGTCACAGGACATTTTGGAATCTCTTGATTTAATGCACAGAATGATGAGATAATCGAAACTTTTCAGAATTTGTGTATATTTATATAAAAAAAAAATAATTAAAACGTAAATAAATTTCTTATATGAAAGAATTTTTATCTAGTGGTGTAGTTGGTAACATCGAGTACAACGCACAGAAACAGATACGTGAGAGCATTCAGAACCGTTGGGACCAGCTCGGTTTCACTGAGGGTCTTCCAGCAGGTATCAAAGAGAATGTTGCTACATTGTATGAGAACGAGGCTAAGCACTTGATTTACGAGGCTACAGCTTCTGACAATAGCGGTTCATTCGAGACTGTGGTATTCCCTATCATCCGTAGGGTATTCAGCAGACTTCTTGCTAATGATATCGTATCAGTACAGGCTATGAACCTTCCAGTTGGTAAGTTGTTCTTCATCCTCCCTGTTACTTCAGAGAGAGAGTGGACTCTTCCAGAGGATGCAACAGGTGCAACTCCTGGTGACATCATCGACGGTACAACTGGTAGACACCTTGGTCTTATGGGCTATGACAGAGTTAACCGTAACAAGGAAGGACGTGTTGAGCCACGTTACTATCTCCCAGACGAGACAATCAATGAACTTCAGAAGAATAAGTGGTACATTCCACAGTTGAACGAGACTGTTGCTGATGCTACAGATTTCGAGGCTGCTAAGGCACGTGCTGCTGCTGAGGAACTTAACGTAACTGCTCTTCGTGAGGCAGGTCCTGAGGTAACTCAGTACTTCCAGAAGACTCTTTATGACCTCTTCTACAATGACTTCCTTTATGACAACTCTAAGGGTAAGGTAACTATCAAGGTTGGTGAGGCTATTCCAGTATTCTTGACCCCTGGTGGTGTTCGTCCTTTCGGTGGTGACAATCTTAACGCTTATTTCAAGAGTGGTTTTGATGGAACAATTAGAAACATTATACTTGAGATTGATGGTTTCTCTTCATTCAACGCTAGCAAGTTGACAGGTCCTGATGGAAACGAGATGGATACTGAAGAGTTCCTTGCTTCATTGAAGGTTATTACTCAGAAGGAGTTCGCTGCTGCAAACGTTCCTGGTTCAGAGTCTGTTAAGACTGCTGCTTTCAGAAAGTTTGAGTCAGTTCCATTCAGAGTTGTTACTCAGAAGTATGGTAAAGGTATCGTAGAGTACGGTGCTGCTTGTGATGCTGAGGGTAAGATGTATATCGAGCTTGACCTTGCTAAGCCAGTTGTTCAGCAGGCTGGTACAATCGACGGATACGTTGGTGTTGACGCTGCTGCACTTGACGCTGCAATTGACCCAACTGACCCAGAAAAGACTAAGGAAGCTATGAAGAGTCTCTTCAAGATTGCTTGGGCACAGTACGACTCACTTGAGCTTGAGACCGAAATCGGTGAGGTTAGCTTCAAGCTTGATTCAGTTACTGTATCAGTTGTAGAAAGAAAACTTCGTGCTACCTGGTCTCCAGAGCTTGCACAGGACGTTTCTGCATTCCACAACATCGACGCAGAGGCTGAGTTGACAGCTATCCTTTCAGAGCAGATTGCTGCTGAAATTGACCGTGAGATTCTTCGTGACCTTAGAAAGGGAGCACCTTGGCAGGCACGTTGGGATGTCAATGGTTGGAGAAGAATGGCTGCATTCTCTACAAACTACACTCAGAAGGACTGGAATCAGGAGCTTATGACTAAGATTAACCAGATTTCTGCACAGATTCACAAGTCTACACTTCGTGGCGGTGCTAACTTCATTGTAGTATCTTCAGAGATTTCTGCATTGTTCGATAACTTGGAATTCTTCCACGTTTCTGACGCTTCAGCAGAGAGCGACCAGTACAACATGGGTATTGAGAAGATTGGTTCACTTAGCGGACGTTACACTGTATATCGTGACCCATATTCACCTCACTGGTCAATCATCATTGGTCACAAGGGTAAGTCACTTCTTGACACTGGTTACATCTATGCACCATACGTGCCAATGCAGTTGACTCCTACAATGTACAACCCATTCAACTTCGCACCAGTTAAGGGTATCATGACCCGTTACGCTAAGAAGATGGTTAACAACCGTTACTACGGACACGTTAGAGTTGATGGACTTGTTCATTGGTCAATCAATGAGTTCAGATAAACCGAACAAACTAAAACTAAATATTAAACCCTGGACACTAGGTGTCTGGGGTTTTTTATTTATTCTTGATATTTATAAGAAAAAAGTTATATTTTATGGCAAAGAAATTAATAAGATTAACAGAAAATGACATTCATAGAATCGTGAAAGCATCTGTCAATAAAATATTGCGTGAAAGATATGAAGGTTTTGATGATGACTTCGATGAAGACGATGAGAATGATGAGCTTGCTGCTGCTGGGGCAACTGGAGGAGCAACACCAGAACAGATACAAGGTTGGGAAGAAGACCTTTGGATTAATATCAATAAGACGTTCCAAAATGCAAATTACCTATTCAACAAGACACGTGATAAAAGGTTTGCTAAAATATCAGAGGCTATTTCCAATGCATTCGAATTGTTTCCTTCCAATGCTGATAGAATATATATGAAAATAGATTACGACCCAGATGCTGGATATGGTGGATAATATTGATAAAATAATAAGAGAAAGTATAACACTCTTTACAATAATGACACCACAAGAGATAGATTCTTGATATTTATAAGAAAAAAGTTATATTTTATATGCAATACTTCTATATAAAGCAGGGCAGCACATTACCAACACTTCGTATGGAATTAATTGAAGATGGAAGACACGATTTCAATAAGTTCCACGAATGTATCCAAGCTGCTGATATTACATTTACAATGACAAATATTGACACCAATGTTGTTAAGGTGGCAAAAAACAAAGCATACATAAAGCTCCGTGAGAATGATGACTGTACGGAACAATATGTCATTTGTTATGACTGGAAAGAACGTGATACTAAGGAAGCTGGTAGTTTCAAGGGGGTGTTTGAGATTACATTTAATGGTAGTATAAAAAATGACTCATATACATATCCAAATGGTATACTAAACATGCCAATAAGAGAGGAATTACTTATTACTGTACTGCCTAAATAATTATATAAATTATTATTGTTATGAGAGTAGAACCAATTTTTAAACCTGGAGATTACATTATTAATAGGTCTAGTGATGATATGGCAATAATTGATAAGGTTACTCCTAAAAATTATTACCATTTTAAAGAATATTATGGTGGAATGTTTCACGAGTTGAAAAATGTAAGTGATAAAAGTTATGACCTTCAGGTAAACTATCAGAAATTCTTTGACTTATGTACTGAAGAGGAAAAGAAAAAATTAGATGAAATTATAAAAAATGAAAAAAATAATAAGACTGACTGAGAACGATATACGTGGCATGGTAACAGAAATAATTGCCAATATACGTGAATCGTCTGGCGCTAAAGTTGTTTATCATTGTGGAGACTTCATAAAAGAAAGATACTTTGTTGATGTAATATGGTTTAGCTCTACACCAATAAAATATTTTGGCGAACCACACTCATATGAGGTTGTAATAAATAATCCGTTAGTTATAAATGCAAACGGTGCTGGGTGGTCTGATAAACTATGGTGGGAATGCTGTAAACCATCTGGTGAGCCAAGTGTTCCAGCAGATGACCCAAATCTTACATCAAAAGCACCTTCTTTCATATGGAAACTTGCCCAAGAATCAAAACACGAAATAGAATATGGCGACATACCATATATTGTAAAAAAAATGTATGACAAAGGAGAAGTGAATTATGATGGAGTAATATTAAGGCGTATTGGAGAGACACCAACAGAAAATGTAATTACTGATGATTACATTGTTTTCAACTTAAATCAAGTAAAATTAATAAAATAAAGGCAATAACATCGCAGTTGACCCATAATAATTAACGAATGCAGCCATGTCGGGCTGCATTTTTCTGTGTCTGCTGATATTTATATAGAAAATAAGCAAGTAAATACCTATTTAAATATGAATAAGAAATTAATTAGACTGACAGAATCAGACCTTCATAGAATAGTAAAGGAGTCTGTAAATAGAATACTCAATGAGATAGGTAACACAAAAGATGGAAGAAATAAAATCCGTAAAGCAATAGCAAACAAAGATGCGAAAGGCTTTGATAATGATATGGATGGAAAATTCGAAAAACCTTTCAAGGCTAATGATGGTAATGAGTATTCTAACAAACACTTTGGGAAGATTGCAAATGTTGAAAAATATATGAATGACTCTCCATACAGTAAAGAGTGGAAAGAAGGTAGATAATTGATTAGGCAACTGCGATGTTATTGCCAAAATAAAAGAGGAATAGACCATTCTATTCCTTTTTTTATTTATGCTTTTGGTTTGGAAAAAATATTTATAATAAATTACGTAATTAAATATTTAAAAGATTATGGCTAAAAAACAATTTATAAGGCATTTGGAGTTTTATGGTTTCCCAGACCAGAACGGATACGCTTCTGAGTTTAATGGTATTGACTTATCAGATATCCGTGAGAAGAACGAGGAACAGGATAAAGAAATAGAAGAACTTGAAGGTGAAAAAGCTGAAAAGAAAGACCTTTCTGAATTAAGTGGTACTGTTGAAAACTTCATTGATAGGCAATCAGAAATCAACCAGGATTTTGCTAATGCAATAAGTGGCATTTCTGCTGACATAGACGAACTTAAGACTATTGATGGCGAGTTTGCAGAACAACTTTCTGCAATAACAGAAGGCGTTAACGACGCTATAGAATCCATTGAGGAACTTAATGATAGGGCTGATAACATTGAAAATGGAATCAGTGGATTAAGTGGCGCTGTTGATAGCATAATAGATACTATAGAGAATGAAGTTGCCAAGAAAGATGATGTCTACACAAAGGAAGAAGTTGATGAGAAAATACCTAGTTTGGATGGATTTGCTACTGAAGAATGGGTTGAGAACCAAGGCTATCTAACATTTGATAGTGGCGATACAAGGTATCCTCTAATAGAAGACCTTGAAGCTTTGTCTGGACTTGTAGAAAGCGCTACAACTGGAATTGAAGATGAAATTAATGGTATCATAGAATCAATTAATACTTTATCAGAAAATACTGAGGAAAAATTTGAAGAATTAGATTCATTCAGTGGTGAAGTAATGAGTGCCATAACTGGCATCAATTCTGATACTAATGAAATAAATGAAAAGGTTAATGACAATACAGACGCTATAAGTGCTATAAATGAATCTGTTAGTGCAATAGAGGGTGATGTTGCAGATAACACTGAGAGTATAGAAACTTTACAGGAACAGGTAAGCGCTAATACTGACGAGATATCAAGCATAAACACAATTCTTGAGGCTAAAGCAAATTCATCAGACCTTGAGAATTTGGGTAATGAAATGTCGCAAAGAATTGAAGCCCTTGACACTAACAAAGCTGACAAAACTGACCTTAACGCATTGAGTGTGACTGTTAATGACCTCAGTGAAAGTGTTGACAGTAATGTTGAAAAATTGGAAAATGCTGATAACGAGTTATCAAATAGAATTGATGAACTTAATGAAGATTTGAGTGAAGCAATTTCAAATGTTGGAAGTGGTCTTACACAGGAAATCCTTGATAGGCAGCAGGCTGACCTTGACCTAATAGGCGTAGAAGAAGATAACAAGAATGCCAATACGATATGGGGCGCAAAGAATTTTGCCAAGGAAATGAAACATCAGGCTGTAAGCGATGCCAAAATCTATACAGATAATAAGGTATCTACGTTTGACACAAAGATAGCAACGTTACAGGAAGAAATAGAACAGGAATTAACATCTTATGCTACAACTGGATATGTAGAGCAAAGAATTTCTGAGACGAAAACAGAATTAAGTGGTGACTATAATTATAAAATTGAAGGCGAGACCCAAAGAGCCAAAAGGCGTGAAGATGATATCGCTGAGATAGTAGCAGATATACAGCAAGAAATAACATCAGCAACGACGAAAATTGCACATAATGCCACCAGGATTAATGCAATTACAGCTTGGGATGGAGAAGACCCAGCTAACTACGATGATAGCGGTAATGGCATTCTTGATGTCCTTCATAGAGAGTTACACAACCTTATAGACACATTAACACAAAAAGGTATATTACCATAAAACAAAAATGAGGTAGATTGGTTTCTACCTCATTTTTTATCAATTAAGCATTAATACGTTTTTTAGCGCTAGCTTATTATCAACCTCATCAAAAGTTTCACCGAATCTAAAAAATATTCTGCCGTCTTCTGGATATTCTTCATAATCATCAACGTTTTCCCACGCTAATGCAATTATTCCATCAGTACAATCTTGGAATCCAAAACAACAGTTGTTCTGAATTAGGTCAAGCTTTATTTTCATTTTAACAACATGTACCTCTGTTATATATTCTTCCTTTGGTAAAAGATTATTTACAAGGCAGCATGGTTTTTGTTCAAAATCCTCACCCCAAAACTCATCTATATTGTTTGTGAATATAAATTCATATCTGTAATATCCATCAGACTCTTCACCTATTAGCTTGATAAATCCAAGTCTAATATCTTCATCGAGTTCTTCTTCATTATCTTTAATGAATTGTTCTGTAATTTCCATTAATCATTTAAATATTGTTCAATTATTTACATTCCACAACCTGGTCTTGGATACCACATATCAACACCGTAGTTTTTACCTTCTTTCTTTGCTTGCTTCCTTAATGCTTCGATTTCTTTTATTTTATCCTTGTAATTTTTTCTTTCTGGCTTCCATTTCTTTACAAGATTCCTCCTAAGCATAAACAGATTCCACCACATCTTGATATTAAAGATAAACTTCAGTGTCATCTTAAATTTCTGCCACTTAGTCATTACGCCATAATCCTCACATTTCTGATAAGCAAGCTCACGATTCATACCATAAGAAGCCCTTGTCAATACTTGAATAATCCTTTTCTGTTCCTCAAGACTTGACATTTTAACTGGATGAATGAATTCATTTAAATTCCCATGATTCATCATTGAGGCCTCTTCATCTTTCATACCTATGTAAGATTTTCTCTGTAACTCTGATGATTCTCTTCTTTTTGTGGCATCCATAAACATTGATTTATATCCTTCATAATCATATGGTAGATTGGATATTTCCCAGTAACTAAGAAAACCTTTAATTCCGTTGTTGTATATATTTTTATCTATCGCCATATTATTCTTTCTTTAATTCTTCTGTTACATTAACTGGATGTATTTTAGGATATTTAATATCCCACAATTTATCATCAATTTCTTTCTTTTTGTTTTTATAAAAATCATAATTCTCAATAAGTTTATTCAACTCATCACTATTGGTTCTATCTCCATCATTCATTCTAAGTCTTAACAGAATTTTTTCTTCAATGGTTCTCATATTCCTTTCGCAGGCTGATAAATCATCTGATAGCTCGGAGTTATCTGGGTCTTGTAATTGTTCAAAAATATCTTTACTTTTACCACCTTTATCGAGGCGTTTTAATATTTCATCAAGTTTTCCTTCTTTATCCATTTTGATAATCTCTTTTGCTACTTTGAGGCTTTCGTCAGAATATTTTATGTTTGACCTTTTACTTTTACCGTTTTCATCTTTGTCTGGAAAACTGTCTGCTATTTCCTTGCTAATTTTAAACCTTTTCCTTGCGTCTTCCAGTTCACCCATGAATTCAGATTTCTTCACAGCCTCAATCATTTCATGGTCTGTAAGAGCTGCTTTAGCTTCTTGGTCGGATATTTTGTTCGTTCCAATCATATGGGAAATTTCACCATTTTCGAACACATAAGTAACCACACAACCATCTACTAATTCGTATTCGATACTTTTAATTCTTTTTTCATCTAGATTGATATTCATAATTTTATTTGTTTTTTTCACTAACAATTATATTGTCTATTATTTCTTGTTTACCCCTTACTTTATCAAACATTTCTTTATAAAATGTATTAGAAAACACTTGATAGTAAATAGTTACGTCCTTTTTTTGATTAAGTCTATGTATTCTATCCTCTGCCTGTAGGTTATCTCCTGATACCCAACTGAAGCTATTGAATATTGCAACCTTACTTGCTACAAGGGTAAGTCCAACGCCAGCGCTTTGTATGTTACCGATGAATACCTTAATACTAGGGTTATTTTGGAACTCTTCTACTGATTTGTTCTTTTTCTTTGCAAGCATCTTTCCGTTATGTACAACGCATATGTCTTTAAATGCTTCTTTAATAGTGTTAAGTTCCTCATCAAATGAACAGAATATAACTACCTTATGACCAAGGTCAACACATTTCTGTGCCAGGTCGATTGTCTTTGATGTCATGGCATTTGCAAGCCACTGTCTCATCATGATACCTTCGGTAATTTTCCTGTATTTTTCAAGGTCTGCTGGATTCTTCTCAAGTTTTGCTTCAGTATATTCATTCCATACATTCAAATAACCAGACCTTTCCTCTGGAGTTAGGTCATAACTTAGTACCTTAACTGTTTTCTTTGTAAGTTTCAGGTCATTCTTATCACGCCTCAGATAGAATGGTTTGATTACCTCCTGTAATTCATCCAGGTGAGAAGCACCATCAGTTGCCCAAATTTTTTTACACTTTTTATCAAGTATTTCATCAAGTTCTTTTTTCTCTTCATCAGTAAGGTCATACCAAGAGTTTTTTTTCTTATTTTTACAGAATATGTGCGAATGCGCATCACGTTCTTTCCTATTATAGAAGAATTTACCATCACAATATCTTTCCACATATTCCTTCCAGTCTTTTGATATTGGAGCATCTATTAGCTTCAGCAAATTAAAGAAGTTAATTGGTCTATTCGTAATAGGAGTTCCAGTAAGTTCATAGATTCCAGCAGGGTTAGACCTCTTTACTAAGTCAGACATAATCTTGTAAATTCCACTGGTAGTGTTAGAAAGCCTGTGTGCCTCATCAATTATGAAAAGGTCAAATTGAGACTGGAACAACTGGCTGTTATCCATTGCCTCGTTTATAACAGCTTTCTTTCTTGACACCCTCTCTTTTTCCTTTGTAACCCTTGTTACCTTTCCATCCTCTAGTTCAAGCCTTGTTTCTTTAACAGTTTCGGTAGGCACTTCATAGAAGTTCTTCAATATATCGTAGTTGATAATGGTAAATCTATTTTCTTTCCATTTACTGCCTTCAACAATTGTAACATCATCTTCATCTACATACTGTAGAAGTTCTTTCTTCCAGGTTAACTTAACTGATGCTGGACAAATAATTAGAACTTTCTTGTAGTCATCCTCAAGTGCAGAAACAATAGCAGAGGTCGTTTTTCCAAAGCCCATAACATCTGCGAGAATAGCCTTCTTTTTGCTTGTGAGGAACTTTACAGCATCTTCCTGATGTGGATAAAGGTAACGTCCTGAACGCTCGTTATAGACGCTAAAATCAATTTCTTTTGTGTCCCAAGGCTCTGACAGAAAATCAGTAAGTACTGCTTTCTTTGGCGCAAACACCTCAACAGCCTTATCCTGCGATTTCCTATATACGCAATAAAAATGGTAATGCAAGTCAGTCTCTCCCAAGAACCAAGTTATCTTAAGTTTCCTGGGAGGGAACTCAATACCCCACTCTTCCATCATCTTATCTCCCCACCAATCAGCAATTTTAACAAGCTTGTTTATTTCTTGTGGCGCTCTATCATGATTATGCAGAACATAACCAATTTCTGAGTCTTTCATACCCCTGAGTTTGTATGCGTATACAATATTCTTCAGGTTGATGATTAATGGATTTTCACCTGAGTACTCTTTTAACAGTTTGTAAGCTGTATCTATTTTTTCTAATGGTAATGCCATATCTTATATTTTATACCCTGTATAAAATATAAGATATTTACTAGTAAAATCAATGGGTTAGAAGCAATTTTTTTATATTTGATTAAATATTTATATTTATAAAGAAAATTGTGTATGAAACAGATAATTAGATTAACTGAGAGTGACCTTCATAAACTTGTAAAGGAATCGGTAAAAAGGATATTAAATGAGGGATTAACACCAGTATTTAAGAGTATTGCTAAAAGACATGGTGGCGTAAAGTGGGTTGATAAAAGATATCAATTCGACAAACTAGAATTTCCTAATTATGGATGGGATTATTTTTTTGAGGCAAAGACTGGTGACATCCCATATAGACTTCTTCAATTTGCAGACAGAGTTATGGAATTTAAC